TGCTGACGATGCATCATAATTGTATCATCAGATTGTTCCAGCACCTTTTGATGCTGCTCAATAGCCATATCTACGTAGCTACTGAATGCTTCCCACTGGCGGCTGTTGCCCACCATCGGCTTGAGTTTGCTGAGTACCTGCTGTTTGTCCACCATTACTACTAAATCCTTGTTCACCCGGAACTGGTACTTGACCAGTGCCTATTGTTCCACCACCAGCACCTGTTGGGTCACCCGCATCTGCACCCGGTGGTGGCGGCATCCCACCTTCAGGTTGAGCAGGTGCTTGGAACTGTTTCATCAGTTCTGCCTGTAATGCTGCTTCACTCATGTTGTTGGTTACTTTATCGGGGTCAAGGTCCATTGACTTTGCAATCTCACTGATTACATATTGAAACTTAGCAAAAGGTGCTAGTGCTGGATTACTTGCAATCTGCAAGAACTGCATCAGTCTTTGGCTACGTACTTCATTAGCCATTAGACTTTCTGTGCCACGTGCCTTAACTTCTAAGTCACCTTTGATTTCTGTGTCAAAGTCAAACTGCATATTAAAGCGGAAGAAACCTTCCCCAAGAGGACGTAACAGATAATCATCTACGTTCTTGATTACAGTCTTAATGTTACCACTAGCAGCGTTCATAAGCATAGATATGCCTGATGCTGTTCTGCCTACACCTGACACACCTGTTTGCCCATGAGCAAAGCTAGGCAGTCCTGTTGACTCATCTGCAAGTTGACGGGCTTTGTCAAACAGCATTAAGTTTTCAGAAGCTACATTAGGAAACTTTGTTCCAAAGATTGCCTGACCCGGTGCGCCAGACTGTCTGCGAAACACCTTGCCCGGATAGATAGACATGTCCTGACCGGGTACTAGATTTGTTTCATCTACCTCTATGAGAAGATTGCCAGATAGCACAGCGTTGTCCACAGCCATACGCATAAAGCCATTCATCAATGTTTGTGTATCATCCATGTTCTCTGCGATACCTACACCAAAGAATGAGTATGGGTTCATTTCAAATGGTGCAGCACTGTATGGAATTTTAGCTGGCTTAAATGGATTAAGCACCATGCGTATAAGTTTATTGTTACAAATCCACACGTTTGCCTGTAACTCGTCAAAGTCTTTTAGTTCGTCTGGTATTTCTACACCCTGCTCTTCAAGCATCTCTGTGTCAACCATACCCCAATACTCAAGTACTTCAAAACGGTCAATGCCATGCTCTGGTGCATAGTCAGACAGGTCATCTTCCCAATACTTCTTATTGTAGTTCTCACCCATCTGGATGCACTCGTCAATAACCTGACCACGGAAGTACGGACGCTTCTTTAGCATACGCATTTGTGAACGAGACATCTTATGACGCTCAATTGCATACTGCGCTTCATCCATGTTATTAGAGTCTGGGTCTGGATAGAAGTTCCACACAGACACATGTTCTACTTGCGGTACAGTTTTGAACAGTGGGTCGTAGTTACCCTCGTCATCCCAATTAGGATATTCTTTGTCCTTGGCAAACGGACCTTTCATAATACCTGTACCAAACAATGCCATCTCAAACGCACTGCTACGTAGGTTCTTGTTAGCACCTGACTCTTCAAGCTGGTCATGTATCTTTTTCTGCATCTTCTTAGCAGCAATCATTGCTGGACTAAATTCAATAGCAGTAGGAGTTTTGCCCGGACCTTCTTTTAGTTTATCTGTTACACCTTCAAGTTTATCTTCTAGTGGTCCAAGTTTTTCAGATAACGTCTTAGCAGTCGCACCCGGAGGCAAATCTTTTCCATCACCTCTAAAACCATATGGGCTAGAAAGAGAAGTTTCTGCTTGTAGTTGCTCAGGCTCTTTTGGGTCAAAATGAACATCTGCCACGACACCTTCCGGCAAAGTCGTTGGCTCAATAGATAGAGGGAACTTGTTATTGGCAAACAGAACATCAACAATTTGCCCGTATGCTGCAAGAGTTTTTGTCTTAGTGACTTTAATAAAGACACGTGATTTCTCCGCTTCTGTAAACTGTACGTCTGGTCCGTACAAACCCCGATAGTTACGATATGCTCTTAACCAACGCTCTTCATCTTGATAGCGATAGTCTTCTGCACGTTTGTATCTGTCAATGACAAATGGTATAATGTTTGACACATCTGCATCAAAGGTCACTGAATCATCTGTGTCCTCTAGCGCAATTGCGTCATCTTCAATCATGATGTCATCTTCATCCATACTTTTCTTCCTTAGTATCCAAAGGTTGAGTCTGCTACTTGCATACCGCCACCGGGCCTACCCATAGGGTCATAATCAAAAACACTAAAACGTGGTCGTGACATTATACCATACCTCATCGCATCGTACAAGTGGTCTTCACTTTTTGTATCAATGTCTTCAGGGTTTTTCTTGTCCAACGGGATGGACGGTAATTGTGCGACAATGTTCGTGCAACTATTAAAGAAAACAAGTCTAGGCTCTTCCGTAAATTCATCTACTTGTAAACGTCTGTGTATCTCGTTCTTACCAGCTACACGACTACCACGGCTTCTGTCTGAAGGTCTCCAACGACACCCTCTCTGTATCATCTGTTCCGCAAGAGACGGTCCAGTATCACCACGCTTATGCCAAAGACTACTATCCAAGACACCATATTTAATATTTCCATCTTCAGCTTCCATTTCCAGTATCATGTCTGCTAAGTCAGTAGCGAGTACCTTTGAGACATAGAGTTCTCTATATACAATAAGTTGCTCTGAAGGCGACACAGCAAACCAAACCACACCGCTGTAAGAACCATAGCCGTAATCGCAAGCCCTAAACTTAACCCAATTATGAGGAATGTGAAAAGGCTCAATAACATGAACATTGCGGTCAAACTCAGTAAAAGCTGCTCCTTCTTTAATATCCCAATCACCTTCAAGAAGCTGTCTTCTCTGTTGCTCTGGAAGCGAGAGAAGCATGGCTTCGTAATCTCCTGCTTCTGCAAGGTAAGGATTGTCAGACAATCTTGCTGGTATGAACCTGCGTTTGAATAAAGCCTTTCCAGCCTTGCTATGTCCTGCTGGGTATCGGAGTACTTCTCCTGTTTCACTATCTGTTGCATCGTATGCCTGATTATATGGGGCTGGGTCAATAAACATTTTCTTAACCCAATGATGCCCTCTACCACCGGGGTTTGTTGTAGCCCTCATAAAGATGGGCAGGTCAGAGGCAGTGGACCGTAGACGACTTCGCATGTAATTCCATGCATATGGCGATTGCCACTGAGTCAGTTCGTCAAAGCCTATCCAGCTAAAAGCTAGACCCTGATAACGCAGGACATCTTCATCTCTGTCAAGGTATGACATCCACAACCTCGCACCAGATGGCGCAGTCCACTGCATCTTTCTTTCTGACCACTTAATACCGGGCCAGATTTTTGGATATAGTTCCTGTGACTTAAATATAAGTTCACGTAACTCTTCCGTAGTGTGACGTAAAAGCAAACCACTAAACTGTGGATGCCCCATGTAACGTAGTGGGTCAGCAAGCATGGCGTATGACTTACCACCCCCTGCACTACCACCATACAAAACTTCACGTTCAGATGCGGCAAGGAAGTCTGTCTGTGGGCCGGGGTTAGGTTTAAAGAGTACGTTAGCTGTCTCTTCAATACTTTCAAACTCAACGGCTTCAGATACAGTTTCCTTTATCTCAACCTGCGGCTTTTGAACCTGTTCTTTCTTCTTCGAGGCTTTGCGCTTTGGCGATTGCCTTTTCCGCATACTCTGCCCACTTGCGGAGGCTTTTAGCTTGGTTCTTACGCTGTCGCTCATGTTGTAACCGCTTCCTTAATCCTACATGTGAGATGTATCTGCCACTATTTGTACTAAGCCAGTTAGATACCTCACGATAGCTATACTGATTTATATACGCTCTGGCCTTCTCAAGCAAATCCAACTCAGTTGGAATGGGGTCAAGAATGTCGGGGTCTTCTTCGTTTTGCTTGTAACCAAATGGTACAGTACGTGCAATACGTGGTATCTGTACCCATTCGTTTTCTTCTTTGATATCTGTCGGCTGTGGCAGTTTCCACTGCCCTGCTGTTCTAGTCATCGTCTTCCGTTACTGCTGCTTTCGCTGGCATAAGCATCACACCACCTGCTGCCTCTACCTGAACCTTCTCTGTCTTAATCAAACCTGTACGGTCAAGCAGTTCTTTAGCTGCTGCCATCTTATCACGAATACCAAGTTCAGTTGGGTCATACAGTGCGCCTGTAACAGCCATAGCAGCTTTAGGTGCATTACGTGCCATGTACATCTGCGTTGCTTCCAATATCTCTTCCTTGAGACCTTTTACAATTGCAGTTGTAGCAGTGGACTCTGAATACCCTGCCAGTTTCTTAGCGGCAACTACGTCACCGCCAGCGTCCTCAAAGAGGACTTCAAGAAACTTCTGCTGTCTTTCGTTTAGTTCTCTAGCCATTATTTCTTTTTCATTTTATTTGTAGATGACATAACCATACCACCTTTATTGAAACGATAGTCAGTATGGCCTATACGAGACTTGCCTGTGTAACCACCTTTGCTAAATCCTATTTTAGACATTAGACTTTCTTCTTTCTTTTTATTTTTATCGTCACTTGAAAAAAGACTGCCAATAGCACTTGCTGCTGAACTTGCAGCACCTTTAAGTGTTTCACTTACAGGTGGACTTACTTTTTTTATACTGGAGTTAGAATAGTCTTTTTCTGTTGCTTGCCTCAATCTTTTTCTTGAAGAACCCTTTTTATATGTACCTGCGTATACTACGCCATTTTCAATATAAGCCATTACTTTAACTCTCCGTGATGCATAGCATGTGCCAACTTGTGACTACGTGATTTTACCTGAATTGCCCACCTGCTGTCAAGCATTTCTTTTGCGGCAGTGCGAAAATCTTCCTCGTGGATAGCAGCCCACATTTTTTTAAACTGGCGTAGGCGAGGCACACCCATATTAAATGCCATGTCTACCAGTACAAGTTGACGTACAGAGTCTAAGCTGGTTACGCAAGGGTGCGCTTTTACCAGTTCTTCCTCAACTATCTGTACGTCATTCTCTAATAGATATGCAGCATCCGTTTCTGTAATACCGTGTTCGTACACTGCTTCTATGTTAGGGAAGTCCATAACATTTAACTCTTCTGTAGTAATGCCACGGTCTTCTAAATTTCTGCCCACGCCAATAGTATCTATGCCCAAAGTATCCTGATAGACTTCAAGGCGTAGACCTTCGCTTTGAACAAGCTGTTTAATTAAGTGTGTGCGAATATATTTCATTTACTTGCCCTTTGCTTCTCTGCCTAGATACAGGCCATAGATACCTGTCATAACACCCATTATAACAGACACAAAAGCTGACTGCGCTGTTGTTGGGTCTTCTAGGTGCATGAACCACTCAGCACATCGCCACGACATTACAACACTAGCAATCATAGTCAGCTTTGCTGTGATGTTTATTCGCAGATACTTGTTAAACCAATCAGCCATTATTTAGTCAGCTTCTTGTACTTTTCAAATGAACGCATTCCACCAAGCCCTAGCATCCCAAGTAGAATAGTCATCAAGCTATCCATATCAAAAGCAGGGTATGCTACAGGGGGGTATCCAAGGTATGCTGTAATCACATCTGCTGACGGAAATAAAAGAAAGTGCGCCATTAACGCAATCCCACATGTCCACCCGATAAACGGTCTCCAACCAGCTACAAAGATATTTCTATGCTTGGCTTCCTCTGCGTTTACAGCTAACTGCCCTTTGGCTAACTCTTGTGCATGGCGTTCTGCCATAGTAGCTATTTCGTGTGCTAGCTTATTCTTCTGGTCTTTGTCTTCAACAAACTTACCAATCAGTTCAGTCGCTGGCCCTATCAGTGCTGTTAACATTATACGCCTCTTCTGAATTTGGCTGTTTTCTTTTGTATCGCTTTAGGCTGCTTGACGAATTGCTTACCAGCAGCAGTTCCTTTTCGCTTAGCACTTGTGGTAGCCGCATACTCCTGCGGTGACAACGCTTTGATAGCCGCAGCAGGTAAGTACCGTTCTCCAGTTTTACTAGACGGCTTCCCACTTTTAGTACTCCACTTTTGCTTTGTCCATGCCTTCAGACTTTTCTGTGGTCCTTTAAGTGTCATTACATTGTGCCTTTCAAATACATTGCCCAAGCAACTAAGGCAGCTACACCAAACAATCCTACTATACACAAAATAGATATAGTACCTATTTCAATCCAATGCTGTATCTGCCGCCTACGGGCTTCTGCGGCAGCTAATCTATCTTTACGTGCCTGTGCTTGAAACTTTATCCAATCATGCCATAGCCCGGCTCTTCCTGTGTATATCATAAGCTGCTTCAGTTCTTCTTCCTGCTGCTTTAGTTTTTCAAGGTGCATAAACTCTTCTAAGTCTGCACCGCCAGCACCACGTTTTTTCTTCTCACCCTTTTTGCGTAGGTCTTCTGTAGCATTTACATACTTCCCTACTTGTGATGCAACGTCAGCTATCTCACGTCCATTACTGATAGCCATCTTGATTGCTGCAAATGCCGCATTAGCTGCTGCTATTTCTGCTAACATTTGCTACTCCACAATCTTTACGATGTAATTCTTACCGTCTGGACCTTTGCTAATTTCAACTGTTTTATTTTCACAAGAGTACCTTACTGTACCCGTGTCTTTGTATAAATTTCTTTCGATGGTGCGTTTAGCTTTTAAACACTTAGATAGCTTTTCAAAAGCAGTATGCTCCGCTACGCTGCCGGAAAGATATAGTATTAGTGTAATTGTCTCAGTCACCATCTTTTCCGTTTCTCATTATCTCTAGTCTAGCTTCTATTGCACTAATACGTTTTTCATAAAACTCCAGTGTTAACTTTTGCTGTTGGTCATGTGGCGCACGACCCTCATCAATCTGTGATGTTAGTTCATCTAGCTGGTCAGCAAGATGTTCAATCAACATGAACTGTTCGCTGTCAGCAGGTAAGCTGCCCATTTCGCCACGAGGCCACTTTATACGAAACTCTGTGTTCTGTTCCAAGTCAGACTGCATCATGGTCTGGTTTGTCTCTAGTGTGTTCAGCCTCTCAATCAAACCAAAGTAAGCCCATGTTGCAAGTGAAGCTGCAGCAACCATACTAATAATATTACGAAGAGGTAATGCAACTTCTGTGTTTTCATTTAATTTTGTAGGCATTAGGTTTTATAACCACCACCTGCTTTTTTATATGCCAACGCAAGCATCTGTGCTTTACGTGCTGACCACTGACCGGGCTTACCACCCTTGCTACCAGCTTTAATTCTATTAAACAATCTTTTTCTTAACTCTGGCTTAGTGTAGTTGCCAGCTTCATTAACTCTACTTTTGCTCTTCGTTTTAGTATTTTTCTTGCTACTAGCTTTTCCAGACGATTCTGTTTTCTTTTTAGGCGGTGAGGTTTTTTTCTTTGGGGGTGTAGAGACACGTGCCATCTCCTGTCTCCTTATCGGTTAGGGTCATAAAACTCTTCTGCACTTACAGATGCAACTAGTTGGTTAGCAGTACCTGCTGCCACAATCAACTTGTCACCTTCATGCATATAAAACGGTTTATCAATAGTAAAGATAGACTCCATGCCCTTGCTTGTTGCTGTATGTCCATCTAGCAGCGTATGTGTAGTATTATCATCTTTGTGGTAGAACTTTAATGTATATGTCACATTACTTGAGTTATTATTACTAATAAAGAAGTGTTCTACATGCGATGAGAAGTTATTAGGCACAACATAGCAATCAGTATCATTGGTAGTGGTCAATGAGGTAGAGTGGGTATGAAAGTTACTTGGACCTAGTACAGGCATTAATTATTCCAATCTAACACTTTGCGGTGTAGCTTCCATAACCAGTTGCCTATGCAGGTAAAGGGCTTGCCCATATAGAGCAATGCCCATCCTAAGTATTTAATTACTGTACGCTTCATTACTTCTTCTTTACTGCGCCACCACGCATCATCTTTTTCTTAGCCATACCGCCACGCATCATTTTCTTCTGCGCCATCTTAGCCATGCCACCGCCACGCATCTTCTTCTTGGCAACACCACCACGCATCATTTTCTTTGCTGCTTTTGCTTTACCCGCCATTGCGAAGTCTCCGTCTGTCCAGCACGAGTGATTCATAAACATCATCAGGAAAGTGCTGGTAGTATCCCGACTTTTCTAAACTTAATGATGCATCATCTAGTAAAGATAGTTTCTGCACAAATACCATGCAGTACTCTAAATTTTCATCTGTTACATCATCTACTAAAAAGTCCAGACCTGCTTCTTCTGCATCGTAGTCTGGATGAAACACCATCAGGTGCATATCTTTATTGGCTACTGCCAGTGCTTCGTTTATGCCATCGCAGAACCCGTCTAGGTATTCCATGTCAGGCAGTAGTTCTGTAGCCCATACCACTATGTCAAATGTGTGTAGGTCAAAGTCTTCAACTGCCTTGACCAGCCCAGCTAGACCAGTGTTAATGCTAAAGGTTACTTTCTTGTCTAGCCATGCTTGCTTTGCATATGGGCATGGCGGCAGACCGTTTAACTTCTTATTAGGTATCTCAAGGAAGTCATTAGACCACTTGCGAATGTCAGCTTCAATAGGGTGCATTATGCAGTTCTGTTTCTTTTACCTGCAGTACGTGTACGTGCAAAGGAACGGTTCTGACTAGGACGTTGCGTAGTAAGATTGCCTCGTCTGTTGTCACGAGGGTTGCCATTCTTATGTGCTACATCTTTACCTGCTACATTTGTACCCGTCTTTTTAACTGCGGCACGAGCAGCATTTCTACCAGCCCTGTTCTTCTTCTGCGCAGGTTTAGCGTGGTAGTTTGCGTACTCACTTTTATAATTACGCTTCGGTTTGTTTCTACCTGTAACAGTCATTACTTACCTGTAATTTTATTGTACGCTTCAGGACTAGCTTTTTTCAATGCACGTAGGCCGGGGTTGTCTGTGACACTACCACCAGCAGAGTACATGTGCTGCTTACCATTTGCCATTCCACCACGCATCATAGCAGCTTTATTTTTACCATTCTTAGGCACTTCAGCCATGCCTACAGAGATAGCAATAGCTGGTACTTTCTTTGTAGGCTTGCCACCTTTGCTCATGTTATTAGCACCAGACTCTACCATGTTAAATGCTTCACGTCTAGCTGCACCGTAGATGTCTGGGTACTTTTCTTTTAGCTGCTTTTGCACTTGTCCTGCAGACTTAATCTGGTCACGAGAAGCTGTA